ATGGAAACTTATGATATATATTTTAAAGAAGGTAATGATTTTGCTAATAAAGGATTTTCATTGAAAGATAAGGCTAAGGCCATTAGAATGGCGGAAGATATGTTGGCTGAACGCAAAGGATATGTGAAGGATTTTGTTGGAGGAACTATTTCCGTAATGTGTAAAGAAACGAAAGAGGAAGTTTGGTCCAAGCCGATAGAGGAGGTTTAATGCAATTTTTACATCTTTTTTTGCCTTGCCAATCATAGAGTTGTGAAATACAGTGCTGTAATTGAAATGGTACGTAGCCGTTAATAGCAGCAACCCTTGGTTGTATTTGTGGTGGATTTGTTATTGGCGGACATGAATATTTCTTTCTCTTCTAGGATATTCGGTATATTTCTCCTTTCATGCTTTTGCCGGACTGATATAGATAATGCCGGGTAGCACTTGATAGGACGATGATTGTTCTTTTACTAAGATGCTTCAGTATGACTTTTTTCCGATCCTATCCATTCTTGACATATAGTTGTTATTCATAGCTAAATACACCGTATTCCCAATGAAGCTTTCTGTGGGGATCCCTTTGGTGTTCGTGTAACTATTGTGACTGTTATTATGCCGATGGGGTATAGTATTGATACAACAATGATTTTTCATAATAACTTTTAACTTATGATTTAGATAGCTCCGACTTGTCACAAATCGGGGTTATCCGCTTGTTATGCTATTAAACTTGGTCAGCTATTGGTTAACAATTTCACGCAACAGTAACTCTTTGGCGCAAAAGTGACAAATAAATTTTTTGTTCACATGAAAAAAACTTTCCCAAAAGCTTTGTATTATTGATTTTCTATGTATCTTTGCATCGTTATTATTTCTCGGGGTATTAGCTCATCTGGCTAATTTTTTCTACTTCTTAATCTGCTGTTTGTCACCTATTTATATTTTTCGTTTTCGTTTGATGTTGAAACAATGTTGAAACAAAGGAGATTTTCATGTTAAAGCCGGGCGTAATCCCCGGCTTATGTTGTTTTTTAACTCTTCCCGGATTCCAATCATGTTCTTTAGTTGTTATTGCTAAAATATTGCTAAAACAATTTTCAAATCATTTCAATTCATCAAGCCTGTAACTACTTCCGTCTATAAATATCGAAGTACCAACAGTTGTAAACGTAGCCTTCTCCCTCACCATTCCACCGAGAGAGTTTTTAGCCCCATAATCCAGTTCCCAATTTACTGTGAAATCTCCATCCTTTGTGTATTTTTCGCTGTACACCTTGAAAGATTCAGGGTCTTTTAAGGTATAATCGAAATATGCTTTATACACTTTCCTCCCTTTATAAACAGCTTCATCGCAGGAACTCATACAGAATAGTGCTGACAAGCCTATTATGGTAAATAGAATCTTCTTCATAATCTTATATATTTAGTTTGTTCTTTAATTCGTTGAAAGTATCTGGATTCTCAAAATCTCCCCAACAGTATTTCTTGTATCTGTCCCGGTCGAAGCTGTCTTTTTTCTCATAAACAATCAGGTAATCCTTATCACATAAAACAATCACAGAAGAATTAAGTAATCGGGCGTATGAGCGCGCTTGCAAATATGCTTCTTCTCTTTCCTTGTTATTCCTCATACACAGCTTGGCTTCAATCAACACTTTTGCCCTTTCCTCATTTGGTTTATTGCCATAATGTAACGCATAATCTGGGAATATCCTATGTCCTCTCCCTGCTTGGATTGGTAACTGCCGGATGAAGTCTTTGTTTTCATACCATCCCATAGAGTTAAGCAAAGGTTCTAATAACTGTTGCTCTACGTCCCGTTCTATCTCTATACTTATATTTTGGGGTAGTGTAGGAGCATATAGCTTTGGTAAGGTATCTATATCAAATCCTTTTGCCTTTATTATTCGCAGAAGTTCGGAGTAATCCTCGCTACTCATTGGCCATCCGTTTACTCCCTGGAACTTCTTTCTAATAAGAGGATGCTTTGAGAAGTATTCATCGGCTTGGAGTTCCTTCAATGTTATATGAGGTAGATTTATCTTATTTCCTATGTACGTATTGCTGTAATAGTGGAAGAATGGATCTATCACTCCATCTGTTTGAGCGATCCACAAACAAGTGATTGCGCTAACTGGTGATGTTTCATAGTGAACTAGAATATCGCCTTTTTGGGTTTCAGGATTGGCCTGCCAAAAAGTAAAATCTAAAGTAGATTCTATCGGGGCTGTTTTCCCACCAATGAACCATGCTTGTGCCGGTTGTGGAATATCTGTTTTTTCTTTTGAAATGAAATTGGGTGCATAGTCATATAAAAATGCGCATAACTCTGCTGGAGAGAGTTGGTTTTCAATTCTAAACCGATAAAACACCTCACACAATTCCCAATAATACATACATCTCGATTTATAATCAGATTTTTTAGGTATAAGAGGAAGTTCTATCTCGAATGTGTCTGTTATCTTATTTAAAACGAAAAAACGACTTCTGAAAAGGTTTGGGAAAAAGTATTCAGGGGCAAAGTAATATAACATGAATGACAACATATCATTAGCAGATAGCATTAATTGGTATTCGCCCTCATTGATTACTGCTACATGCTCTTCATCAAATATCCCTTTGGTCGTGAGTGTATAATAAAATTGCTTTGCAGATTCATGGTTTTCGGGCTTTTCTGCACTGTCGAAAGAGCAAGCCCAAAATAGGTCGCATGTTTCTACAAAATAGTCTTCTGAAAGAAAACGTGCTGAATTAGGATTGTATTTAGAAAACAGTTCGTATTCAGTCATCTTTTCATTGGCTTCCTCAAACTCCTTAATAGCTTTTTGTCCGTCAGAAGATTGCTTATATAGGTTCCATGTGTATTGATTGAATTTCATAGTATTGTTATTGTAACTACATTTGCGTTCTCGCTAATTTACCTACAACCTTGTATAAATGAATTACATCATTATCTATGTCAATTTCCATATCGGGATATTTTCTTTTCCCATCCGGATTAGCTATATTGTTGTAGGAAGACAATATTGTTTTTTTTCGCTCGTAGTCGATATGAATCATTTTAAGAAGTCTGTCTTCTTTTGTTATAATTACATACGGCTGTCCATTGTCTATGTTTCGTTTGTCTTTTATTTCACGGACAAAGATTGTATCTCCCGACATATACATATCGTACATAGAATCACCATATACGGTTATTCCATAGCATCCAGTAAATTCTGGTATATTCACATATCCAATAACCTTGTTTTCATTTCCGTCAAATCCAATTCCATGTCCTGCGCATACACGTATATCAAGTATTTTAATATCTTTATTCGTGGTTGGAGTTTCAGTGATTGACGAATTGGTATTAATTGTCATGTTGCCAATTCCAGTTATTAACCAATTTATATTAAGGTCAGGGCAAGCAGACGCTATCTTTTCTATTGAATCTGCATTAAAGCCCGTTTTTTTGGCAATAGCTCCACGAGATAAACCAGCTGATTCTTCAAAAGCGGTTTGCCCAATCCCTTTGATTTTTAAATATTCAACAAATCTTTCTTTTGTGCTCATCTTTTTGGGGTTTTACTGTTATTTTTCAGTATATTTGTGTCGGAATCAAGTTGCGGATGATTTCGACTAATAAGTTTAACTGTTCCCGTAAGGGACTATATAGGCGACTAAACTTCAAACCGCAACTTTGGAGTTGGTCGCTTTACTTTTATAGTTATGGTAATAATCAATCCTTTTCTATTTGAATCAATGAGAATGCAAATAGAAGAGTCATCTCATACGCCAAACAAAACAATCTGTAAGGATCCATTTAAAGAATCAAACAGGCTTATTGATAATGCAAAAGAATCATACTTCAAGATCTTGAAGGAAGAGAAGCGCGCTATCAGAGAAAGTGCCAATCCTTCCGAGTTTAATCTTTAGTTTCCTTGTGAATGCATCGTCAAACAGTGTATATCCATATCGTGTTTTAAGTTCTTTCAACTGATTAATAACATAATCTATATCTTCCTTATCTTTAGTCTTTTCAGTGGTCTCAAGCATCATGTAAATAGATTGCCTTATATCTGCTATATTTTTTAATTTCATAGCCATGTGTAGCAGGCGTATCTCTATATACATCATAGTTTTTGCTGTATGAATTACATGATGGTCACTTATGTCCTGTAATTTTTCTTCTATTTCATTTTTAAGGTCGTTTTTTAACCCAAAAATGTTATATCCAACCATTACGGCTAATGCTCCTACAACGAAAGAAAGAAAAGCAATCATAGAATCGAATAGAGTCCATGTTACAGGCTCGTATTTGCATAGCCATAGCAATATCGCAATAACACTTAATCCAAGTGCTATCCACGCTATCCAATTTCTATTTCTGCCTTCTTTCTTCATATTATAATAAGGTATAACCTGCTTCAATAGTTAAATAGTGTTGTTTTACTACTATTTTTCAGTATTAGATTCTTTTTACTGAAAAATAGTAGTATATTTGCATTATCAAATTAAACTGATACAAAGAAACGAAGATTAATTCAGATTTCAAATAGTATAAACATATTAAAATACACGATTATGAGAACAAGAGAATTTTTACACGAAGTAATGAGCCTTGCTTGGCAGTTCGTTAAGCGTAATGGCTACACCATGAGCGAAGCAATGAAGGTGGCTTGGGCTAATTTGAAACTGAAAGGTGAGATGAAGAAGAAGATAGTGAAGTTCTACTTCAAAAAAGTGGACGGTTCTGTTCGTGAGGCATACGGTACACTAAATGAAAAGCTGATGCCTGCCATCACTGGTACTGACAACAGAAAAAAGAATGATACCGTCCAGACTTACTATGATACTGAACGCCAAGAATTCAGATGCTTCAAAAAAGCTAATCTGATGTCAATCGCATAAAAGATATGGATATGAATGCTTACACGATTAACCAGCAGTTGGATAGCCTTTATAAAGATTTAGAGGCTGCCCATAACAACGATGAAAGGACTGTTTGCCTGATGTTCAATGCTGATAGCAAAAAAGAAGCTATCCAGTTGATAACGGATGAGATAGACAGTTTGGAAGATGCCTTAAAAGGTTTTGAAACTTGTGAAGATGATGGCATGGATTACGATGCTCTATGCCGGGTACAAGGTATCAGCCGATACGCATAATACACGATTATGCAATGCACGACAGCCCTACGGACGGATTGAACGGCAACCGATAGCGAGAATCGGGTAGGGTACTATTGATTGGTTCTTTGACATATTGATACGATAAAAAGATATATTTCTGCGAAGGCACGTAAGCGAAGCCAGTGATGGTGGATAGTGGTGGGTGCAAGTGGAACGGAATTGACACCGATAGCAACCGAGGATAAGCCGACAATGGGCGAATGGTTGTATATGTCTGATGGTGGTAAAGCCACGAAGTTGAAATGGTTTTTACTTTCAGCACGCCAATTTGTCTTTAGCGTGGTGAGTATGCTTGGTTAGGCACAAGTATCGCTGAAAGGTCTTATAGTCTGTACTGAACTGAAATAAGGTTCTGCTATTCGATTAGGGTACAGATACTTATTTAAATTTATACGATTATGAAAACAATCCAATTCGTTTTATCTATATTGGTTAGTATATGTGCTGCCGGTATGCTTTACGGGGCTATTACTACTTACAGTCCTATGAAAATATTCTCTATCACTATAATGAGTGTTATATGTGTAGGGTGTGTGTCGCTCATGAGAATAACTTATAGAGAACTTAAAACAGACCGCTAAAAGGTAGTCCTATAATCCGGCACAAGGCGCATGGGGATGAGTGCACAATCACCTTGTAAACCAGCTGGGCGGTAATTTATGAAGTAGCATTGTTGGAATGCGTGTAAGCGATTAATTGTTGGTATTAACTTATATTCTAATTTATATATTCATTTAGCTTACAAGAAGTAGGTTCGACTCCTACCTTTTTAACGACATTTTAAATTTATACGATTATGACAGTGGAAGAATTAAGAGGCATGACGCATGAAGATTTAGTAAGGCGTGTGCAAGAGCTGGAAGAGGCTAACGAGAAATTAGCTGAAGAGAAAAATACATGGTATAAATCTTGGAGTGATTTGAAACAGAAGTTTGATCATTTCAAGAATGCGGTTAAAAGCATTGTTCTGATAATAGATTAGATATTCGTGTTTTATATTGTGTTTGTACTGGGTGTGCCGTCCGTGAGGATAGTGCACCTTTTTTAAAAAAGGATGGTTAACTTATCGGTTAGAGCTTCGTATTGCGCAAACAATTGGCACGATTGAGAGGGGTTCGATTCCCTTACCATCCACGAATCATTAATTAAATTTTACTCTTATGGCAAAAGAACTGAAAGAAAGAACAGAAATCAAGAAAAAGCTGAAAAAGAAGAATGACAGAATCAGCTTTGACTTTAGCGACAAACTTGCCGGACAGCTTCGCAGGTGTACCGCTGATCTTAACAGGCTGGCAAGGATTGATCGGATAATAGACAAGAAGCAAACTTTGTATTCGGTGGACACTAACAGGGAAGCCGGATATATTGAGGTTATTCGCAATTATTAATCAGCTGACTTACACGATTATGAAGAGAGTTTTTAATGAACTTACACCTGAATGCGAGATTACGGCACGAATGTATGCACAAGGGTATGAGAAAAAAGAAATTGCAAACCTCAAATGCCGAGCGGTCAGCACGATAAACAACCAACTGCAAAGAGCTTTTGAGATTTTGAACGTAAGGAACGGCAGAGAACTGGCAACCATGCTATATGAGAGAATAGCTGGTATGAAGTTCACGATGGACTTTTCACCTACTATTAGGTCGGCTGTTGCTTTCTGCCTGTTGTGCATCTTTTCTTTTTCGCTCTATCACGAACAGGGCGATATGAGAAGGGGACGAAGAACGAGAGTTGAACGAATTGAAAGAACTGGACGGTATGGAGGTAAGACTTGAATTATTTGAATTTAAAAATATCTGCATGGACATGGCGGAGCTTGGTGCAGCTGCCAGTGAGAAGAAACGGTCTCCTGTATCTGATGAAATCAAGCAAAGAGAAGCGTTCAGATGGTTAAAGACACTTGGGTATGAACCTAACTTTTTGGAAAAGTTAGAGAAAGAAGGATTGGTGCATAAGAAAAGAAAAGGCTCATCCAGAAATTCTCCTATCATATATTCCAAGTTCGAGATACAATCCGCTATTAATGCTTTTAAAATGAGTAAATATCTGAACAAATAACCCTATAAAATTTACGATTATGTCACTGATTAAGAAAAGTAATGAATTAGTTATCCCGACCACCGTGAAGATGATGATTTACGGTCAAGCCGGAATGGGAAAGAGTACGGTAGCATTGAGCGCACCGAAACCGCTGCTGTTGGACTTCGATAACGGCGTGAAGCGCATGAACATGGCGCACTTGGAGAATATAGACACGGTACAGGTCACTTCATGGAGCGATGTTCAGCAAGTTCTTCAAGAGGACTTGTCCGCTTATCAGACCATTGTAGTAGATACCATCGGCAAGATGATGGACTTCATCATTACTCACAAGTGTGGAACCCGCCAGCCGTCCATCCGTGATTGGAGCGGTATCAATGCAGAGTTTTCATGGATGACACGAACACTTTCGGGGCTTAACAAGCACATCATTTTCGTTGCCCATCGCGACACAAGAAAAGAAGGTGATGATACGGTGTTTATCCCTGCCTTGCGTGAAAAATCCTACAACTCTATCGTTACTGAACTGGATTTGCTCGGTTATCTTGAAATGAAAAGCGAAAGAGGCGTCCAAAGACGTACTATCACTTTTGACCCAACTTCAAGAAATGACGGTAAGAATACTTGCAATCTTCCTTCAGTGATGGAAGTTCCTACCATCCTTGACAAGAATGGTAATCCAACCGCAAAGAACGACTTTATCACCGCCAAGATAATCAATTCGTATTTGGGTATGCTTGCTGCCAAGAAAGAGGCACAGGAAAAGTATGATAAAGTTATTGAAGAGATAAAAGAACAGATCGAACTTATTACGGATGCGGAATCTGCCAATAATTTTATCGCGCAAATAGATAACTTTGAGCACGTTGGTTCTTCAAAGCAAATGGCGGCAAAGTTGGTAGCTAACAAAGCGAAGTCTTTGAATCTGAAACTTAATTCAGAAAAGAAATATGAACCAGCAGCCTAAATATCGTATTTACGCAACGCTTCTTGATGCCTTTGGGGCATATCTGAATAGTGATGTGATTTGGGATAAGTACTGGGGGTGGTCAGAAAATCCACCCCATACTCCTGAAGAATTTCACGAACAACAGTTTCAAGAACTGATAGACCGTATCAACCGCAAGCCATTCGATAGCGAAGCGGCAGACAAGGGAACAGCCTTTAATGAGGTTATTGACTGTATGGTTGAAAATCGGAAATCTGAAACTGTGCAGGTTGAAAAGATATATAAGGTAATACGCGAAGGAGCTTGTGACGAAACAGGTAAACCTTTGTATTACGATGAGGTTCAGACCAACGAGGTTATAGGTTTGAAAGCTACCTATAATAATCGTGTTTTTACTTTCCCAATCTCACTTTGCCGAGAGTTTTCCGGTTACTTCAAAGGAGCATTAACCCAACAAAGAGTAGAAGCGATTATTCCAACCGCATACGGCAATGTTTTGGTTTATGGGGTAATTGACGAGCTGATGCCGGCCAGCGTCCACGACATCAAAACAACCGGTAGTTATACCGTGGGAAAGTTCAAAGATCACCACCAGCATTTAGTATATCCATACGCTTTAATGAAGAACGGTTCTGATGTACGGACATTTGAGTATAACATTGTGGAGTTCAACAAAGGCGGTTATGTGGTAGATACCTATACAGAAACATACGTTTTCAATCCTGAACGTGATATTCCTATTCTTACTAATCATTGTGAGGAATTTATCCGGTTTTTGGAAGAAAACAGAGAACTTATAACCGATAAAAAGATTTTTGGAGGAGAAAATTAATGGCAAACCAAATAACCGGACGGATAATCGAAATTGGACAAACCGTTCAAATACCATCCAAAAACGGTGGTTCCTCATTTACAAAACGGGAGTTTATTTTAGATGCTACTACTTACGACCCTTATACGGGAGAGCGTAGCGAGTATGAGAATGTTATTCCCTTAGAGTTTTCAGGCGATAAGTGTGCAGAACTTGACCGCTTTAATCATGGTGATGTTGTCACTGTATCATTTATGATACAAGGTCGTTCTTGGACGAATCAGGACGGAGAACTCAAACGTATGGCATCTATCCGGTGCTACAAAATAGATGCGCGTGGTGGTGTATCGCAATCCCAACAAACAACATCGGTACAACAGCCAGCGCCACAGTCGACCTATCAGCAACAGCCACAGAATTTCCCGCCTCCGGTTGATGTTAATGGCAATGTAAAGGACGATTTGCCTTTTTAGCGTATGTTGTTCGACTTGAAGAATGAATTTCAAATACCCAAGTTCAAGGAGTATGTAAACAAGCTGTTTAGTGAACGTGCGGTGGTGGAAGTGAAAAAGAAACTACCTAACCGCACGCTTGCCCAAAACAGCTACTTGCATCTTCTTTTAGGGTATTTCGGTAGTGAGTACGGTTGCAGTCTCGACGAAGCAAAAATTGATTTTTATAAGAGGACTTGCAACCGTGATTTGTTTGAGAGAAAGACGGTCAACAAGAAAGGTAAGGAAGTAACTTACTTAAGAAGTTCTGCCGAGCTGACAACAGGTGAAATGACTTTGAGTATTGACCGTTTTCGTAATTGGAGTGCATCAGTGGCAGGTATCTATCTGCCGGCTGCAAATGAACATCAGATGCTGATATACGCCCAGCAGGAAATACAAAGAAATCAAGAATTTATTTAGTTATGATAGAAACAAGAAAAACAGAAAAACGGTACGTGACATCCGACCCAAAGAAGATGCTCAATATGTACCTTGCAAAGCGTGTTCTCAAAACATGGGAGGAATCTTTCATAGATGAAGATACCGGCGAAACGGTAAACATTGAACGTAATGAAGTCCTTTTTGATCGTGGTTCTCTGATAGACCAAGACCTATTGGCAAAAATTCGTTTCAGTATGGAAGCGGATGGCATCAAAGAAGTGGAAGTCAGTAGTCAGAAGCGTTTAGCTTTTGAGAACGAAAACAAGTTCTTATATCCCTATCTTGCACAGGCACAGATAGGTGACAAGAAGTACAAATTCCTGCTTTATGCTACCGGCCTGGAGAATGTCTGCCTTATTTTGAGAGACTACATTGAACTTAATTATCAATCGGGATTCACCTTAACGATGGCAAAGGAGTTTGATTCGTGCGTGATTCTTACTGATAATCTGAAAGAGCGTAAAGTCGATGATGCTTCGATTGCTTATCTTAAAAATGAAATCACAATGGCAGAGTACGTTGACAAGATGGACGATGAGACCGAGGATAGTGACGAAGAATCTAAACCGGATGAAAAGAAGTTCTATCAGATTGAAACGAAAATCACATTTGACGAAGAGCAACGTACTCAAACATTCGTAGTGAATACTTTTAATGTTGATAGGGCGATGATGCTTATTACCCACTACCTCAAAAATAAAGAGGAAGAATGTGAGAAGCAAGCCAAAGAAAAGGGACATGAGTTCAACAAAAGAGAAATCCATGCAGCCATTGAATCTGCCAAACCTATCCCGGTTGGGCGGTTTATTCCGAAAGAGTTTTCAATGGCTTATATGGAATAACTTTGTTAACCAGCCTGCTCGGTCTGTGAAGATATAGCTGGAAAACCCATAAAAATACAATCATGAATATAGTAAAAAGTAAAAGTTTTAAAAATGGTACAGTTTACTGCTTGCGGCTTGAAGATGGTATGCTGGTAGAAACAACTGATACCTTTCTTCCATATTACACAAAAGATGCGATAGGAAGAAAACAGAATTTCCTTGATAACAACAATCTCGGAAGTCGCGCTGAAAGATGGATGATTGGAGTTTCAACCATGAGCGGTTGTCCTGTACGTTGTAAGTTCTGTGCCACTGGTAATATGAAGAAATACCGCAATCTTACAGCAGATGAGATTGTAGAACAAGTATTGTTTGCTATAAGAAGCGCAGGTTACAACCCGAATGATTCCAAAGAATTTAAGATTAACTACACTCGTATGGGTGAGCCTTTCTTAAATATAGAAGCCGTAAAAAAAGCAATTGAACGTATTACGGAAATATTCCCAAATACTCACCATTACATTTCAACGATTGGCATTAAAGATAGCGACTTCTCTTTTGTGAAAGGCAATGTGACACTACAGATTAGCTTACACAGTTTTGACGAAGAAAAGAGAGGCTGGCTTATTCCTTATCCGAAGAAAATGTCTATTGATGAACTTGGGCAAATAAGAACAGAAAGTAATCTGAAAACAACTATCAACTTAACATTGGTGGATGAATCTGATTTTGATGCGGATAAGCTGGAGAAACATTTTGATAAGGAACACTTTTTTGTGAAGTTGTCTCCAATCAATACAAATAACATATCAGAGAAAAACAACCTTGGTAATGGAATTATCGAGGGAGTGAATTTAGTATAAACAATTTAATTTACAGAATCATGAAAGAGATTAAAAAACAACTTGAAAAGATGGGCTACGATTATGCAGTAGCCATTGCAACAAAGTCAGAAATTGAAAACGGTGCCGCTTGCGGTCAGCTTTCAATTATCGTTGAAGGCGAGACTGAAGAATAAGTAACAGTTAGGTGGTATGGCGGAATTGGTAGACGCTAAAGTTTAATATCTCATAGATAGGTTGTCGGTAACGGGGGGGTAATATAAGCAGTAGCCCGATGTAAAAACATATAAAGGCAGGTATAGGTGGCGAGATTCCACTCATTGTAAAAACTAAAAAGCTCCTATCATGCAGGTTCAAGTCCTGTTACCACCACATAGGGATAAAATGGTCATAGGGTGCTAAGACTAAATGAATGGAACTTTCAAGTGTACATAGAAATGGAAATCATCAAGACCGTAGTTGTAAGTAACAGGTTGAGTAGTTTAAAGATCGTAGGATAACCAATCTACGGATGAAAGCGAGAAAGCAGACGATACTTGTGCGGGTTCGACTCCCGCTTATCCCTCATAAATGTGAGCCACACATAAATGGCAAGGGTTAGTGAATAATGGTTGTTTTGCCCCGGAGAATACGCTTCGGGGCTTTTAATTGGCTAAATTATGAAGACATACGCAGATACTTTTAAAGATAAAATAATAGGTCTGTCAGAAGAAGAATTGCAAAACCTAAGAGATTCTTCCTTTGATAAGATAGAGGTTTATAGAGAAAGACTTGCTATAGTAAGCAACGATAAAAAAGTTCATGATTTAACCGTATCTATTCGTCGGAAGAAGATAGAAATAAGAGAGATAAATAAATTGTTGAAACAATGCCATACTACATAAAAAGCACTAAGGCTAAGAAGAAAGACAAGCCTTTACCTCTGTTTGATAAAGCAGGGGTAACAGTAAAGAAGAAGCCGGATTTGAAAGCTAAGCTCGACAAGGAGTTTTCCCTTTTTATCCGGCTTCGTGATGCAATGCCAAACGGGTATTTTAGATGTATCTCGTGCGGACAGATAAAGCCGTTTACACAAGCAGACTGCGGGCACTATTTCAGTCGTACACATTTGGCAACACGGTTTGATGAGAATAATTGCCATGCCGAATGCCGACACTGCAACAGGTTCAAAGCCGACCATTTGGAAGGGTATCGGGTGAATCTAATTGCTAAAATCGGACAACAGAAGTTTGATTTACTGAAAGTCAAAGTTGCCAGCACTTCCAAAATGACTGATTTTGAGTATGAACAGCTAATCAAGTATTACAAAGCACTTAATAAAAAGTTACGAAAGGAGAAAGGGCTATGAGTTATGTATTACGAGATTACCAACAGAAGGCCTCTGATGCTGCTATTTCTTTCTTCAATAACAAGGCAAAGAAAACAAATGCCATTATGGTGTTACCTACGGGCAGCGGAAAGTCGCTTATCATAGCGGATATAGCCGCAAGACTTGATGGACATACCTTAGTGTTCCAGCCCTCGAAGGAAATACTCGAACAGAATTTCAAGAAACTCTGTTCATACGGAATACTCGATTGCAGCATCTATTCGGCTTCCTTCAACTCAAAAGAGATAAGCCGGATAACATTTGCTACAATCGGCAGTGTGAAGAATCATCCCGAACTGTTCACCCACTTCAAGAATATCATCGTGGACGAATGCCACCTTGTTAACCCTAAAGAGGGTATGTACAAAGATTTTTTTGATGCGGTGAAGTGTAAGGTTCTTGGACTGACAGCTACACCGTATCGTTTAAGTTCCAGCCGTGACTTTGGTTCTATGCTGAAATTTATCACCCGGACAAAGCCTCATGTCTTTTCAGAGGTCATTTATCATGTACAGGTATCAACCTTATTAGATATGGGCTATTTGGCGAAGTTGAATTACTATCCAATGAATCCTTCGGGATGGAACGAACTTAACTTGAAAGTAAATACTACTGGTGCCGACTATACAGATAGGTCAGTTCAAAGAGAATATGAACGGATAGACTTTTACGGCTATCTCGTCCATATTGTCCAAAGACTGATGAATCCCAAAGCCGGAGGAAAACGGAAAGGTATTTTAGTCTTTACCCGTTTTCTGAAAGAAGCGGAGCGGCTTACCTGGTCTATACCCGGAGCCGCAATCGTTTCGGGTGACACCCCAAAAGGTGAGCGCGAAAGGATACTTGAAGCATTCAAGGCTGGTGAAATTTCGGTAGTGGCGAATGTCGGGGTATTAACCACCGGCTTTGACTATCCGGAACTTGATACAGTCGTTATGGCACGTCCTACAATGTCACTTGCTATGTGGTATCAGATAGTCGGTCGTGCCATCCGCCCGCATCCTTCTAAAGAATGTGGATGGATTGTGGATTTATGCGGTAACATCAAACGTTTCGGAGAGGTGTCG